CAATTCCTCCTTGCTCAACCCGCCATCCGTCATATCTCGCCAATTTGATTCCGCATCCGATTTAACACGCCTCGTCCCTCCTTTGTCAACCTCCACATCTTGCCGCTGCCCGGTTCCTCTCTGTATGTAATCCAGCGGTCTTTCCGGTTCTGCGCTTCGTGAATAAGCATCCGCACAGCCTTGATTCCAAGGCGGCGCTCCAAAGCCAAAGAAGAAAGCTCCCCTTCGTCCAATTCGAGCAACAAAAGATACATGGAAATGGAACATTCCCTGTTCTGGCGCAACAGGGCACGCAGAACATTTTTCAGCCTCATCCTTTTTGAGAAAAGAAACTCTGACTGCTTCATTCGTCACCTCCTATTCCCATTTCCTCCCGTAGAGATGCAATTTCTGCCGCAGCGTCCACGACATCCACAACAGGCCCTTCCGGCTGCCGTGGTTCTTCGGGTTTTGGCTTCTTCCGAGCGGATGCCGGCTTCCAGCGTGTTTCCTTCGCCCACCTATCGGCATGCGTCAAAACGTCGCCGAAGCACTCCCAAAACTTCTTACGGCTGTCCGGGCGCCAAAAAGCTTTCTTCTTGCAGTCCTCCGTCAGTCCTGACGCGTAATAATCCCTCAACATCTCCATGTCTCGTGGCGTTACCCGGCCCTGTGCAGACCGGTACGCCTCAAGCGCGGCTGCCTGCTCAATGGCAGTTGGCATTGTCCGGGACCATGAAGGGTTGATTTCCAAACAGGCAGCCATGAACCTGGCGGCACTAGGAGAAGCCCCCAGATCCGCGTGATTGTCGGCGCAGCGCATCCCCCGGACGTCGTTCAGGCGTTCCCGGTTCGGGAAAGACTGGGCAGGCAGCACAGGAGCAGCGGGCGCTTCTTCCCCCGGTGTACTGTCCACCGTAGTAGTTTCTCCCCCTATATTCCTTTCTTCCTTTCTTTCTTTCTTCCGGTTTTGGATGTTGGCCCCTACATTGGTTCCTATTTCGGTTCCTACGTCGGTTAATTCAGAAACCAACGTAGGTTTCTCTTCGGTTTCCATGTCGGTTTCAACATGGGTTTTCTTGGGGCGCCCTCCGAGCTTGCCATTTTCGCGGGCAATAACTCGCTTTCGCTCAAGAAGCTCTTGTACGCCTCCGGGGTAGCCAAAAACAACAAGGTTGTCTCCGTCGAAGTGGTAAAGTTCCCCGCCGTTCATGACTTCCTTGTCCATCACCCCGCAGGTCTGCATCCAGCGGCGCATGCCCCAGGAGCGGCACCCCTCAATGATTCCGCCGTTCTCTTGGGTGCAGCACCACGCCAACAGGGCAATCCATGTAGCGCGCTGGATTGGTTCAGCTCCGATGAATTCAGGGCTGGAAAACAAGGCTGTTGGGATGTTCATGTATTCCATATCAAAAAAGCGTCAGTTGGGGGTTGTAGATTTCATAAAGACCAGGAAGACGGTCTTCCCGCGGCGGTGTCCGAACAAAGGTTCATGGCTGGCCAGCTTCAACACTTCTGCCGTGCTGACCTGATCCTCACACCATTTGAACACCAGAACGCCGCCCGGTTCCAAAACCCGGAAACACTCCCGGAAACCGGCCTTCAAATCCTCCTGCCAAGTCTCCCTGTCCAG